ATATTTTTCTGAAATCACACTCACAAAAACGCCTGAATGATAAATTCTTTTGTCATTGTCAAATATAAAGTCCGATACTTCAGCTGGCCTATATTTATCTAGAGTTGCAAATAATTTTTCAAAATCCGGGCCACCATCATTTAACATCGTTCCAAAAGTCGAACATTTTTCTCCAACTTCTAAATCAGGAATATAAGCATTTCTCTTAAGAGATGAATATTTACTCTTGAAAAAATTAAACTGTTTCTGGTTCATTTTGACTAACAAAAAAGAGTCTGTTACCCAGTAAGTTTTTTTATCTTCCCTCCAGCAGTGTAGATCGCCTTTCTTTAATTCCTTAATTGCTTTTTTAATTTTCATTAGGTCTTTCCTCCTCTAATAGTTTTGATTTTCTCAACCTCAGATTACTAAATTTAATCTTTTCTTTCTCCAGTATTTCATTTGCCCGCCAGAATGGATTATCGTCACTTCTGAAAAAGAAATACATTGTCTGACCTAATTCCTTATCAAAATAAATGGCCTCGTAAAGTTCCATATTTGCCTCTTTCTCGTCAATCTTCTTTTCGATAGCCTTTTGTACCTTAATCTCAATCGTCTGCTCGTTTGATACGAGATTATCCAAATATTCGTCGGCTGTTAAGACAGTTCCGACCGCAATTCCAATAGAAAAGACCATGATGAAAAAACTGAATGCTATTTTTTTGTTAATTGTCATCATTTCCATCGCTCCAAGTTGTGAATGTTCTGGAATTCTGATATATTATAATTAGATGTTTTTTCTTGATCAGCTGTTCCCGCAGCTGGTCTTTTTATTTCTCTGTACATTTCCTTGATGTCCTTCCATAATTCCGGGCCAGCTTTGAAAATGATGAATAGCCAGCCGATAAATATAAATAATCTTGCTACGAAGTCTAAGTTTTTCATCACTTCACCCTCCTAACTGGTTTGAATGGCTTCTTTTCCTTAACTTCTTCCCCATACCACCAGGCGAAAAATGTTTCTTTCGGAATCCTCCAGCCAAACCCCTTAATTTTCTTAGCTCCAGGAATATCTCCGCGATTAAGTGCTTCATAAGTTCTTGCCTGAGAAGTGTTCATAATTTCCATAATGTCTGCCGGTTTGAGTGCTGACGGATAATTGTCTATTTTTTCATTGATTCGTTCGTCTAATACCGATTTGACTGCCGAATTGATTTGAATTGTTAAGCTCATTGATTCACCTCCCGCTCAATTGTCGGCAGAACCCCTTCTTCTTTAAGCAAGTCATAAAGAAATAATCTACCCTTCTGAGTCCACTTAGTATTCATAACTACATCTGGAGTTCCATCACTTCTTGTAATGTCAATAGTCTGAGAATGAGTGTAGCCTTCACCTTGATGATCGGCATATAACATCCATTGGCCTGATTGTTTATATTGAACTCCTAATTCATGTAGCAAATCATTCATAGCCCTACCAGACATTCCATAATCTTTGGCGATTTGAGTAATGGTAACTAAACCTTTATTGTCCAGAATTTTGTCAGTATAATCTGCTTTTGGTTTCAGCTGATTAATCTTTCCTACTAACTTTTTCTTTTCTTCCCGCTCCTGCTTAAGCTGGCTTAATAATTCAATACCGAAATCTGGGTTATTAATCATTCTATCGATTGTTTCTTCTGTAGCATAAGCACCGTGTTTTCTGATTGAAGGAAGGACATCAGAAGTTACCCACTTTTTAAATTCTTTTGCTTTAGGCATTTTAGAGCTCAAAACCAAAGAATACATTCCTGATTCATTTATTATTGTCATCTTTTGCTTTCCGCCAGGGGTGTCACATTTTGATACCCCCTTATCTTCTTCTACATGAGAATTGATTGCTCTTCTGGAATTTGCATATTCCAAAACATCAGCAATATCTTTTCCAACGAACCAAACTTGGCCATCTTTTTCTTTAACTCTGACTTCCCCAAACTTATCATTTTCGAAAATTTTAATATCGCTCATTTTCTTTCCCTCCTATTTACTTATGTGCAAAACGCACCATCTAGTTAAAAAAATAATTTGCTATTTCGCTTTCTTCAATTTCTAAAATATCTATTAGCTTCGCTATTTCATCTGCATTGAAAGTAGTATGGCCATTAATCTTATTACTTAATGTAGTTGCACTCATGCTTAATTTAGCAGCAATAGAACGATAACTTTCATCTTTTTCTCTGATTCTTCCTTTGAGTTTAGAGTGATCTCTATTTTTAATTAATTCCAACGAACTCACCCCCCTTCTTTGGTGTGTTTTGCACCATTGAATATATAATAGCATACTAAAAAAACATTGTCAACGCTTTTCGCAACATTTTATAAAATTTTTTTCAATTTGATGTTGCAAACAACAACAAAAAAGAATATAATAAGATTGTAAAGAAAGAAGGAGGGAAGAAGATGGCTAATGAAAAAGATATGAATAAAGAAGTTTTTCCTGACAGATTAAGGGAATTAATGAATGAAAATAATGAAACTACACGCTCGATAGCTGATATTGTTCATTTAAGTCATTCAACAATTTCAAGATATTTAAAAGGAAAGATTTCTCCGAAGGTACCAACGATTGAAAAGTTGGCTAATCATTTTGATGTTAACCCTGTATGGTTACTTGGTTATAATGTACCCAAATATGTAGAAGGTGAAAAAATTAAAGGTTTCAAAGAAATCCCCATACTCGGCTCAATAGCAGCTGGACAACCAGTATTTGCTGAAGAAAATATTAAAGAATATGCGAAAGTTCCTTCTGAAAAAGTAAAAAATGGCCAATACTTTTACTTAGAAGTTAGTGGTGATAGTATGATTGGTGCTGGAATTTATGAAGAAGATTTAGTTTTAGTTAGAAAACAAGATGATGTAGAAAATAAAGAAATAGCAGTTGTTATGGTTAATGCTCATGACGCTACATTAAAAAGAGTCTTCAAGCAAAATGGTAATGTTATTTTGCAGCCCGAAAATCCAAAATATGATCCTATAATAATTAAAAGTGAAGATGCTAGAATTATTGGAAAAGTTGTTGGACTAACAAGGTCATTTTAAAAGGGGGAAATTATGAGGAAAATTTTGATTTTTATATTGATATTTATTTTATTTTCATTTCCAACAATTGCTCAGAATAATTGGGAAAAACAATACACTCTTGATGATTTATATATTGATTCAAAAGCAAATGCAGACCTCTGGGAAACAATTGATAATCCTGAAAGGATAAATGTTGCTCTAGTCTATAGTAAAGTTAAAATTGGGCAGCCAATATTAATTTCTTATTCAAGATACGGAGAAAATGCAGAAATAAGTGATTACAACAAAAATGAGCATTTCAAAAAAGAAAATCAAAAGTTTTATCCCACTGGATCATACATCAAAGTTATTTATATGGGACAAGACAATCAAGAAAATATTAAACTTAAGGTTTATGACCACTATAGAAGTTATAAAAAAGAAATGTATAAAGAAATTAATTCGATAATAGAGGATGAACATTTTTTAGAAAACAGAGATTCAGAAGCGATAATGGCGAGGGCCAATATAGAAAATAAAGAAAAATTAAAAGAAGTCTTAATTAAAATGATTACTATAAACGGGGGATATTACATTTTTAACTTTGATGAAGACAAAAGTTTAGGAGAAAATTATACTTTAACTTCTGCTAAAACAATAACTTTTGGGAATAATTTGATTCCACCTTTTAAAGTGATTACAAACAGAAATGATTCAACAATAGAAATTATGGTAGCCAATTAGAAAGGAGGATTAAATGCCTCATATTGAAAAGTTAGACAATGGAAAATATAAAGCTATTGTAGAAGTTGGAGCTGGTGAACGCAGAAAAAGAAGAACCAAAACATTTGAGCGAAAAAAAGATGCTAAAAGTTGGCAGGCTAATATGTTAGTTGATCAGGAAAAAGGTAGATATGTTTCTTCTGCTTCATTAACTGTCGCTGATCACATGTTAGACTGGCTGGATAACGAAAAGAAACCGCACATCGCCACAACTACTTATGATAATTACAAAAACCGTATAAAAACTTATATTATACCCGAAATAGGATATATTCCATTGCAGGAACTGGAGCCCTTCCATATTAGCCGATTTATGGGCTATTTAAGAAAGAATGGAAGTGTCAGGAATGATGGCGGCCTGTCTGAAAATACTCTCAAGAAAATATATGTAGTGCTTAATTCAGCGATGGAAAAGGCAGTCCAGTGGCGGTTAATAAAATATAACCCAGTCCAGGCGATTGAATCACCACAACCGAAAAAGAAAGAAGCTAAGTCAATGAGCTTTGAGGAAGTTCAAAAATTACTTGATTCAGTTAACGATAAATTTATGCACACATTTTTGAGTTTTGCTGTCCTTACCGGAATGAGAAAAAGTGAAATGCTTGGCCTAGAGTGGTCAGAAGTTGATTTAGAGAATGAAACTGTCGAAGTAAAAAAGCGATTAGTTGTTAATCAAAATAGTGATCAGGGAATTGAGCATGAAGAAGCGACAAAACGAGAAGCTAGTCGAAGAATAATTGCAATTTCTTCAAAGCTGGCAAAATTGCTGAAAAGTTATAAAGCTTATCAAGCAGAGTTAAGGCTGCAGCTGGCAGAAGAATATAATGATCAGAAAGAATTTGTTTTCTGCAAGCCAGACGGAAATCATTATTATCCGCCGACTATTACTAGAAAAGCAAAAAAGGCTACTCATAGCTGGTCTAAGCTCCGAATATAGCCTTCACACATTGAGGCATACATTTGCTACCTTACAGTTGAAAAATGGCACAGATGCCAAAGTGATACAGGAAATGCTCGGTCATGGAAATATCTCCACCACTATGGATATATATTCTCATGTAGATATAGACATGCAAAAAGAAGCCGCTAAAAAGTTAGAAAATGAAATAGTAATCTGAAACTGAAACTTTTTGGCACCAGCTCGGCACTTTGACCGGGCTTTTATTTTTGGCAAATAAAAAAGGACAACCGCGAAGGCTGTCCTGTTAGTATTCTTAATGGCGCGCCCGACAGGATTCGAACCTGTGGCCTACGGATTAGAAGTCCGTAAGAGGTGAAATCTTGCGCTTTCTTATGTTTTCTTTTGTTGCGACATTTAGTAGTATATCAGCGTTTTAATATCTTGTCAAGAATTTTTTAAAATTTATTTATTCTGATATTTCCCAAGTTTTTGGCACTTTTTCGGCACTTCTAAAATTTTTCTACATTATATATAGTAAAGACCCCAGGCCTCACCTGAGGTTAAATAATCTATATCAATGTAAATAGTATCCAGTAAAACAGAAATCCATATACGCCGATTGATATCGCAAAAACTATAACACCAATAACTAATGTTGCAATCATTCCAAAGATGCCATCTGAAACATTGTCAGCATCTTGAGATCTAATAAAGTTATCGGCTATAAAATAAGTGGTTCCTCCACTTAAAATAATGCTCATTACAATTAGCAAGAAAAACTTAAGATATTGCATATCGCTCCTTCCTTAAAACTGAAAATCAAATCCAAGTATTACTCCACTATTTTCTATATTAGCAGGGACCACATTGACCCCTGTTATTATTCCAATGTTCTTTTTATTTAATATATCGTCTATCATTTGCTTTTGAGTATCAATCAAATCCTGCAACCTATTATTAGAGTCTATTAATTTTCGATTGTTCTCCTCAGCTGATTTATAGAATTGCCTGTATTCCTCAACATCTGCTTCTGCCTGGTTGTATAACTTTTTATATTCGGTAACATCCCGCTCAGCTTCTTCATAAAGCTGCTTATATTTCTGGGCAATGTCATACATATCACGA